GCATACGCATTTCCAGTGCCAGAGCCACCGCCACCACCACCGCCGCCACCACCACCAATATTTGAATTATTTTGAATGGTTACAGAAGTGCTAACAGCCAAGCCAGTGCCACCACCGCCACCCGCAGCAGCAGGGGAGCCAGCATTGCCCCCGTTACCGCCCATGCCAATAACATTACCGTTGTTAACAAACGTAACACCGCCTGGCCATGAACCATCAATAGTTAACGCGGGAGTTGCTGTAGTAGCTGAGTAAATCCAAACGCCACCTGCTAATGTAGCGGTCACAGCAGATGATCCATTCCAACCAGCGGCAACTGCTAATGAGCGTAAGTTTGCTCTATCTTGATTAGATGAAATAGTAAATGTAAATAATGGCGAATTAACCTGGGTGCCGTAAAAGTCGCTAAAGTTAATTGTGCCTGAAGAGAACGTAAAAGGACCACCACTTGATGTGTAGTAAGTAGTCCCTCGGTATGAATTTAAGTTGTTACCTCTACCAAACTCAGTATTAATGTCTGACATTGAAAGAGGACCTGATGCTGGTAATGCCATTATCTAGCCTTTAACAGTTCAATTTCTTTCTTAAGCTCAACAACTTGTTTTGCCAGTTCAATAGCAGCTACTAGCGCGGCGTTACCGTATGCAACGGATAGCTTACCTTCAGCATCTTCCATAACTGCATGTTCCATTACAGGGCGTAAAGACTGCGCTCCAACACCAATTTGCGTGGATTCTTGGTCTGTGCGGTCATAAATACCATGTTTTACTTTAGCAAGTTGCTCAATGAAGTCTGGTTGTAAGTCACGCCAGTTTGTTTTTACGCGCTCATCGGAATAAGCTGTGACGTTACCTACAGCTGTAAAGTTTCCTGATGTATCGCAATAAATTAAGCTACTTCCTCCGCTGTTTAAAAGATAAAAAGTATTACTGTTGTTATAAAGCGAAAAAGTATATCCATCAGTATCTGCAAAAAACAAACGAGGTGCAGTACTACTTACTGTAAAACCATTAACTGTATAGCTATTTGCTGTATTTAAAGCATTAGCTGTTGTAGCCGTAGTAGCTGTAGTAGCTGTAGTAGCGTTAGTAGCATTTGTTGCATTAGTAACGGCTGTTGATCCAATTTGACTAACGATATCAGCTGCTGAAGCAATGGTTACTGTATTAGCCGCACTGCGGTTTAGCAAACCATTTGTAGATAAACCCGCCACAGAAGTCAACTGAAGACTATATGCTTGAACGTCTGTACCAATTGTTAAACCTAAGTTAGTACGTGCATTGGTTGTGTTAGTTGCTCCAGTACCGCCATAAGCTACAGCAATTGCATTAGCTGCCCATTCACCCGTAGCAATCGTACCTACACCCGTAATGCCTGTATAAGAACCAGTTAAACGACCTGTTGGAAGCGTACCAGATGTAATGTTTGAAGCATTAGCTGTATCTGTTGTTGCTGAAGGAGCTAAACCTGTAATGTCAGAAGCTGCTGGCTGTTCCCAAGTCGGTGCTAATCCAGCTGTGCCTGTACCAGTTTGACCTAAAAACTTCTTAGTTGTTGTGGTATTTGGAGTTACTTTATCTAGTTGTGTAGAAGTGTTTGCATAAAGCATTTCACCTTGGGTGTAACTAGAAATACCTGTACCACCATTTGTAGGACCTAATGTACCTGAAATAGCTGCGGATTGGTCAAGAGAAACAGCGTTCCACTCAACTTGAGTACCAGCGGCATTAACCCTTAATGATTTATACCCAGTACCGATTGGTAACTTAGACCATGTATTAGTGGCTGAACCGTATAGCAAATCACCAGTAGCAACTGTATTAGCGCCTGTACCACCTAATGTTGCTGGTACTGTAGTTAAGGATATAACCTGACCCGTAACGTTGATTGGGCTTGTGCCTGTATAAGCGGCTGGCTGAGAAAAGATTTCAAAATGAAGCGGGGTTGTACCTACCGTTACAGTTCCTACTTGTGAAAAAATCCAAGAAGAACCAATATTTGTGCTACCCGCGGTTACGTAAACGTAGGCGTTTGTAGATATATTACCAGGGGCATAAGTATTAAAATCTGTTGCGCGTGTTAAAACCCATGGCGCACTACCGCTACCAGCTTCAGTTACAACATATATACCGTTGTATTGTGAGCTAACTTGATTTTTTATAAGAACACGTATGCCGTTATCTGTTGGCGATACAAGAGTTACACCGTCTATAACCAATGCTGCGTTAGCGTTTGCTGTAAGTGTTGCCCCAACTCCACTTGTACCGTTGTTGTATGTTGGAGAATTAGGTAGGGCAGCGGCCGTAGCATAAACAGCTGAGTCGTGAACAATAAAGCCAGTAGAAACAGCACTATCAACGTATTGTTTTGTAGCTGCTTGTAATCCAGCTGTAGGATCTGCATTTAAAAGAACGGTTGAACCAAAAGTAGCAGCGCCATTAGATGTAAACGTGCCAGGTATTGCAACGTTACCTTTAAAAGAAGTACTTAAATCTGTGTTAAATGTTACTACAGCGTTGTTTGTATCTACACCACCAGCGAAAACTGTTACGTTATTTGTGGCTGAACCAAGAAGTAATACGCCGCCATCGTTATATAGATAACCTGAATTTGGAGAAAAAATTGGAAACGCTGCTTCTGTATAGTTTGAGCTACAAATACCCATGTCAATAAAGTTATTTGTACCGTCACCAAGATCGTTATAAGCAACAATATCTGTAGAAGCGTTAGAGGCATCATTTAAGTTTTGTACATATAACTGAGCAAAACTAGGTTCATTAGCGTAAAACTCACCTAAAGAAGCGCCAAAGCTTGTATAAGAGCTTGCATTAGCGCCAACAACTGTAATTGGGCCTTGACGTAAAACGGTGGTGCCATCAGCTTCTTCAAAGACAGCACGTTCAGATGGGTAAGTAACAAACACATCTTTTGAACCAGCACTAAAGTTAACTAGCGCGCCAGCAGAAGAAGATGAGTAAACAGTATCTCGACTTAGTTGGTCAGGCGCTGTAAACGTACCTATACCAACTTCCCATTGGGATGTACCTTGGCCAGCAATACAGTAATACACCGTTGATCCCGTAGGAATGGCAGTGTTAAATGATTGAAATCCAACAACCGCACCTAATAGCGTGGCTGTACCTGTGCTAGTTACACTTGTAACCTCTTTAACGCGGTCTTTTAGTACAAGAGCCATGTCAGGCTCCTATTAAGCGATGCGAATGATAGCTGTTGTGTTCGTAGCAGCTGGGAACTGAACAGTAAAATCACCGTCAGTAGATGTCTTGTCGCTACCAAAGTCCAACACAGCAACCGCAGAATTACTTTGGCTGTTGTTGTAAATCAAAGCGCCACGAGCTGTGATTGTTGCTGAAGACCAAGTTGTGTCTGCAAAGTCAATGTAAGCTGTTGTACCTGATCCACCGTTGGTTGGCGTTGTAGTAACAGACAAAGTGTTACCACCTGTGCTGTAGTTACCAGTAGCGGCTACTTCACCAGAGGTTGTGTACGCAGTTGTATTGGCATCTAAAGTTGCTGAGTTTGTATACAGAGCAATCTTAAACGTGTTAGCTGAAAAGTTTTGCAAGCCATTCAAGAGTTGAATCTTGAAAGATGTTGGCATGTAGTTACCTGTAAAGGCCATTTTTTACTCCTGTTTATAACTTGTTGTACTGCAAACTTGTTTGTCCAGCGCGATAAGCATCGTTTCTTTCTAAGCCATCGCCAAGACGCTTTAACTGCCCTAATGCTTCATTATACTTTGCTTCAATGTTAGCAATCATATCAGCTTCGCCACGCATGTAAATATACGCTTCTCTTAGCGCGCCGTAAAGTAATACTGGATCATAATTATCACCAAGCCAGCTAGTTCCAGCGGTAACAATAGATTGTGGGTAGAAGAAGTAATGAAGCTCAACATTTAAATTAGCGCTTGGCGTTGGGCCTAGAATAAAGGCTAATTCTGTTGGGTTTGCAGAACGGGGGCCAAACAAAGCGTAGTATTTTGGCGTACCTGTATCTGTTGGGTTTGGATAAGCCTGGCGAATAAAGTTCACATCCTTATTAAGGAGGTACTCATAATCGCCATTAGCGGCTATCACAGCCATTGAATACACTGCGAGAAAGTCGGTAGGACAAGCTAAGTATGTATTACCAATGGTGCAAACGCCAGTTACGTTCTTACGTAACGCAGGAATCTGGACACTGTTATAAATACGTTCTTCAGCTTGCTCAACAAACGTAGCTATCTGTTCGGCAGATGTCAAATTACCAGCCGAAACTGGGAAGTCGTTTTCGCAATACGCTTGAATCCTAGCGGATAACTCTGTGTAGTTCATTAGGCCATTGGTCCGCGAGCTTTAAGACCTTTAGTGGCTGCACCAGTACCACGAATCTTAATACCATCTGTTTTCTCAGGAGCATAGTTACGCTTGCCCACATTGCCTACAGAGATATTCATCTTGTCCATACCGTTACCTGGCTTGGTCACAGCTGCTTTAGTCATTTTTTCATCCATTGTCTTACCTTTCATGGTATGAGGAGCCGCATAAACTTCAGCATCGCCAATCTCTTTACCCATTAATTTTTTGCTATATTTAGCCATGATTAGCCTTTTTTCTGGGCTGCAATCTTAGCTAGACCACGACCCATTTTCTTCATGTCAGCATTGGTTTTACCACCCTTGCTGCCAGTTGATTTTGGACCTTTTTCAATACCCATTCTTGGGCCTGAATCACCTAAGTTTTTACCTTTGGTTTTGCCTTGTTTTGTAATACCATCTGCGGCTTTTCTAAACATAATTTACTCCTAAGAAGTTATAACTGTAACTGTACCAACTTGTACTCTTGCAATCAAGTTATTTGGTGTTAATTCTGTATCAAAAAATCTTGCTCCACCTACAGGGTTCCAACCCCACTGAAAAATCCTACTACCTGCTTCTGGATAGCCAACACCTTGTTGTGTCACGCTATTCGCTAGCAACTCTTGCAACCCACTTGTACCAGAAACCTGATAACTAGTATCTGGTCTAGGATTTCTAAGAGCCTGTGGATCATCAACTGGATACATACCCAATGACAATTGAGGCTGGTCTGGCTCCCAACATTCTGGACATACCAAAATGTTAGTCTTTTTAGTCTTAATTGTTAGAGCTTTTAACTCCTTCAATTTATACCTTTGTGAGCAACGATCACATTCCGCAATTGCCCACTTACCAGAAGCAAAACGATTAGGCATAGAACATATTCCTTGGCACAAAGCGAAGAGGTGCTTTATCCCTATCTTCGTCTGCTGCTAACTGGAATTGCTGCTCATAATCACTCTTTAACATCATAATGCGGTCTGGTGATACCTCAGGTTTCTTCATGGCAATGTAATAAGCCAAGCCAGCTACCATGCAAGGTAAGAATCTGAATGGAATATCTTGGTCAGTAACACCTGTTCCAGCATCCTGTATACGGCGCATACGCCAGTAAACAAATGTGTACCCACCGCCAGCATTAGGAGTAGGCCAAACGTTGATTGAAGGCAGGTTTTGAGCGAATACAGAAGCACCTGTCAAATGAGCTGCTGCCACAGTATTGGCTTGACCGCGTGCGCAGTTTAAAAGCTGATTACCACTAACGTTAGAGTAGGCAATAGTTTCGTTATCAATCTTGATAAACCCAGAAACCGCTAATCCAACCGTTGATACCAAAGTAATTGTTGTGTCATCTGCATCAATAGCACCGTTTAAAGTTGACGATGCTAAGTTATTTGTTTGACCAGATTGGCGATTAATCCACACTTGAATAGGACGGCCAGTGGTTAGTTTATTTGGAATAGTAGAGTAAGTAGACTCACTAATACGGCTGATATTAATATCAATCTGATTAGGTCCTGCATTGTTTTGCCTAATTACTTGGTCTAAAAGGTCAATGGTGTTAACAGGAAGAGCATATGTAGCCTGTCCTGTATTCATCGTAATCTGGCCTTGTTCTACGGTCCAAAGGTTAATACCACGATTTGCCCACTCTACAGTAAGCAAGTTCATAGACCGTCTGGCTGTTTTAAAGTCATAACCAGTACGCAACTCAAGGCCACAACGTTCAAACGCTTCTTCAATTAGATCGTTAAGGTCTAGGTTAAACGTTGATGCGCTTGATGTTGTCATTTCTTAGCTGTCCTTGCTGACTTAATAAAGTCTGCTTTAGTTGGAGCGCCTTTGGATCCTGGCTTTCTCATTTTCTCACCAGATCCCGCGGCTATACGTTTTTTCTTTGCGGCGATATTGGCATACAAACCAACCTTACCACCTTCCGCATACTGCGTAAAGTCGGTATCATCACGCCTGGCTTTTTTCTTAGCGCTAGGCATTTTGCTTGGGTTTATATCTCCCATACCACGAGAGGCTCTCATACCATGCGTCCTTTTGTTTTGCCTTTGATAGCACAGCCGTCAGCACGTTTCGAGGCAGATGATACTTTACCGCCTTTAGCGTAACCTTTGTATCCACCTTCAGTGCCAGCTTGTTGTGGGCTAGATCTTCTGGCCTTTGCAGCCATTTGTTGTTTCTTCATGGCTTCTGCTTCTTTGGCTTGTTCTGCAGCTATGCGCTTATCATCTTCGCGATTTTCAATCTTGTTGTAAGCCACATTTCCTAGAAGACCCATGCCTTTAAGTAATTTAGGATTGTCAGCAACTACTGATGCACCAGCCCCTAAAGCACCACTTTTAAGTATGTCTTTTAATCCCATAATTAAATCCTTGTCTTTCCACGGATTGCACAACCATCAGCACGTTTTGATGCTGATGACACTTTGCCGCCTGTTTTGTAACCAGCTTCTTGATATGCCTCGTAATCACGGGCGCTTTCTGGTACAGACTCACGCATTTTCTTGGCAGACTTTTGATCATCACGAGCAGATTTAGCCATGGTTGTTGAAACTTTAGATAAGAAGTCTTTTTCACCTTCAATACCGCGAACCATTAGCTCACGAGACTTGTCTAGTTTCTCAACCTCTTTAACTGTTGGTTTGCGGATATTAGCCATTAGCAAGCTCCGCCTTTAGCCATTTTAATCATAGTACCTTTGGTGTGACCTTTAGATACACAGCCATCAGCACGAGTTACGCCGCCTTTAGCCATTTTGTGCATACGCTTCTCATGGCTTTTAACAGCCTTTTCAGCTTCTGCTTTCATCATTGGCTTGTCTTTTGAAATGTCTGAATGTTTCATAGTTGCTCCACCTTCGTTAAAACCTCTAAATTTTGTAAGGCTCGCATTGGGCATTTGTAACATGCCAGCACGAGTTTTCTGTTTGTTAATACCTGCACGCATAGGGTTTGTAGTACCGCCTTTGCGGAACTTCTTACCTTTATCTGCTTCTAAAAACTCTTCGCCCACGGACTGTGGAACGCCAGCTTTTTTGGCAAACTTAGGATTCTTGGCAACTGCTGCCATGAAGTTGTGTTGTTTTTTACTAGTTGATGGCACTTCGTTGTCCTTTTATAAAGTCGTCTAACTTAGCTTCCATACGATCTATTCTATCTAAAACTCGATTAATGTCGTTATGAACATCAGCCTTGGTCACATATTCCTTAGCAATTTCTTCACGAGTTCTATTTAATAAAATTTGAATACGGTTCAACTCAATTGACTTTTCTTTTAAAAAGAAAGCAAGCATACCAATTAAGGTTGACAGGACTAAGTTCCAGACTAGCATTTCCATCGTTTTAGACTCGCTGCTTTACGAGTCGGTTTACCGTTCTCGTCTTTCATTGGACCAGGCATGCCTGACATACGTGCGCAGAACGACTTCTTACGTGGACCACCCTCTGGCTGTGGAGCCTTCAAGTTTGATCCAGTAGCTTTGTTGTACTTAGCACGGCCTTTAGCGGTAAGCCCAGCGCCTTTCGACACTGGGAGCTTTTCTCCACGCCCTACTGCAAGAGAAGGCGTTTTCTTAGCCATAAAACGTTGTAATCGATGCGTTAGCTGGCAATACTACATAAACACCAAGATCAAACCTAATACCTTCGCCTGGTAATAATGTAGAAATAGCAGCGGTATTTGTAGTGATATTTAATGTTATACGTTCTGTACCAGTAGCGGAATTAGCAGAGGTATCCCAAAATTGAATCTCGCCAGCAGTTCCACCAGGTGCCAATTGGTACCCTTTAATTCTAACTGGTCCAGTAATAATTTTAGCGCTTGCATCTGCGTGCGCTGCTTTTACGTCATATTGCATACCCATAATTAATCTCCAATAAGGTTAAACAGGGGGCGAACCCCCAGATTAATTAAGCAACTAAGTTGTTAGCTTGTAAGTAAATAACAGTCACGGTAGCATTACCAGTAGTACCGTTACCATCAGTAGCTGTAAAGTATGCATTAACTTGAACGTCTGTAGTGCCTACGTCAGTTGCATTAGATTCCAAAACAGAAGCGTTTGTTAAAGCTGCGGTTTTAACGCTTGTAGATGGAAAGAAAGCGTTTGTGTTGCCTGTAATACCAACAGTAACAGCTGCTGCATTTGAATCGTTATTTGCTTCAACAACGCTAAGAATAACGTCAACGATCTGTGAGTTTGCTGGAATAACAGCAACTGTTGTATTAGCTGAAGCGCCAATGATGTCGATAATAGCTGATTGAGCCATTAGTACATAGCCAACGTTTTTAACGTTTGTACCAACGGTTGTACCAGTAGTGTTATAAATATTGCCAGCCTTGACTGGGCCGCTGAATGTGGTTGTTCCCATTTTGGATCCTTATATACAAGTTAGCTTATTAGTCGGTATATCGTCTGCTGGGGCAGTCTAATAAGCGGTTTTCCCAGTTTCAGTAATCTTACTCTAATTTTAAGATTGTGCAACTAATTTAAAGAACATTTGTGTTTGATTTTGTGTTGGACCATATGGATCACAAATTGGCAACAAGTCACCAGACATCATGTACATATTCAACATCATGCGAAGGTCTACAAAATCGCTGTCATCAAAGCATAAAACAGCGTTAGGATTAGCATGTAAAAGCACATTTCTTAGGTCTTGCTCTGCTGTTTCTAGGCCATGACCGCCGTCAATAATGTAACCAGTTAAGTCTTTATCTGACTTTAATACATCTGCTAATACCTTTGTTGAATCTCCTTTTACCAAGGTAATTTGCCCTGGGAACATTGAAGATAAATATTCAAAGCATGGTTCTGTGTACTTGTGTTCACAAATATCCACGCATGTAAGCTTTAGCTCTGGGTTAGCAGTCAGCATTAATAATGCGCTAAAACCTGAGTTAAACCCAATCTCAACGATATTGTCATGTGCCATAGCAAACATAGCCAAAGCTGCACGTTTAGGGAAGAATTTTTCAATCAGAGCAGATCTGTGTGGATCTAAGTGTTCATAGAAGATATTGCCTTCTAAAGGCTCACCTATGTCATTAATAATCTTGTTAAGAGTTTCTAAGTTTTCCTTGTAATAGCTAAAAAATGGTTCTTTTTCTGCTAAGAATGATGAGATAAGTGATGCATTTGCATAAGTTTTCATTATTTTCTCCATTAAAAAAGGGGTCCGAAGACCCCTCTTTTTACCACAAAGTGCGAGCTATTAAGCAGCGCCTTGTGAACCGAACATACCCAATGGATCTGACCAGCCGAAAGAATAACGCTCACGAGCCTTGTAACGTACGTTACCAGTATCGAAATCGCCATCCATGCCAGTAGACATAGCTGTACGTACGAAGTGCTTCATACCGTTAGGTACATCAGTAGTCAAATACCAACCGTTCGTATCTGTCAAGAAGTGGTTAATTGCGTAACCTTCTGGGATAGAACCGTTGTTTTTGATTGCGTTGATGTCGTTATCGGCTGTACCAACACGCAATTCAGTCTCAAGCAAACGAGTTGCAACGAACTGTAATGATGGTGGAACAATCAATTTACGAGGTTTAGCAGCGATCAAAAGACCACGCTCGTCTGTCCAAGCAGCGATTTGAATAACAGCATTTTCCAATGATGTTTCGTTCAAGTCAGCTTGAGTAGCTGGCGTGTTGCTGTTAACACCACCTGAAACTAGCGGGTGATCTGTAGCAAACAATGTCTTTCCGTCACCACCAGTGTAACCAGCGGTAAAGCCGTTATTTAACACGTTAGCAGCTTTTACTTGCTTAGTGTAAGCCATAGCACGAGCTAGAGCCTTAGTGTAACGAGCTGATAGAGAGTCGTACAAGTTGTCTTCTACTGCCTCTTCTGTCAAGCTGAAACCTAATGCAATAGTTTCGTGTGTATAGCGTGCTGTCCAAGCTTCTTGGCCGTTGTCATAAGCGATGGATGAACCTTCGTTTTTAACAGGTGCAGCTGAGAAACCTGATAGCTTTGTTTCTTCTTCAAAAGAACGCTCAGATGCTTCAGTTTCGAAGATCTCTTTGTGTTCTTCACCGTATGTTGCATACTCAAGTCCAAACAATGCGTTCAAACCAGGCAATAACTCTTTTAAGAGTTGGGCGCGTGAAATAGCCATTTACGTAGCTCCTTATGCGAAGTCAACGCCGCCAGCAGCGGATGTCAACTGAGGGTTAGTCAAAACAACAATAACTTCGCAGAAGTTTGTTGCGTTAATAGCTGTTTCAGGAACAACTGAAATTACCTTAACAGGCAATGTAGAAGCGTTACCTAAGTTAGCTGATGGAGCTACAACACCGTTACCAGAGTTACCAGTAGTTGCAGAGCCAGTTTCCTGATCTACAACCAAGTTAACACCAATAGCTTTTGATGTTGTTGAAGACATCACGCCTGAACCGTTAGTTACAGCTACTTTATAAGCAGCGTTTTCGTCAACTACCACATAAGCGATAGCAGAAGAAGCAGCAGCGTTACCTGGGTAATACTGTGACTGAACTGTCTGACCTTGAGTGTTTACATACTGACAGCCTACAAATACACCAGCTGTAACGTTTGCTTGGTTAGCAACTGTTAAAACTGAAGTTGTTGTTACTGTTGATTTAACGACACCATCGGCAACATAAACTAGATCACCGTTATAGATAGCTGTAGATACTGATTTGATACCGTATTGGGTAGTCGCACCAGCGTATGGCATGCCATCTTGACGATTAACAGGTCTAAAACCGTATGGAGCGCTTACTGTTGGATAAGCCATTTAAATACTCCTAATTAATAAAAAGTTAACTATTACCTTTTCCAAAACTTACCGTAGATTTACGCTCATTAAAGAGTGGCATCCTTGGGTCATTCTGGCGCATAAAGCTATTGTCTACAGCTCTCGTCTGAGAATCAGTCAACTGCTGGTAATGTGCATTACGCTGTTGAGTAAATTCTGTTGGAGTTTTGCATAACAACAACCCGCCGATTTCGATATTGTCTTTAAAACGACTACCTGGATCGACTAACAGTCCAAACTTCGGTTGCTCTTCAACTCTTACTGGCTCCCAGCCTTCTCTGATTTTGGCAGATAAGTTGCGTGGGTCAGCTTGACCGTTGGTAGCTACACGAATCCATCTATAAGAAAAGCCAGGCTGTTTGTCTGGTTCAGGTAACAACTCAGGCGCTTGCCACTGTTTAGGACGTTCTGCTTGAGTTCTTGTTGCCACTTCTCTTGGTGTTCTTGAATTTTCAGCCATTTTGGGACTCCAATTTAGTTAGTTCACGAGCATACTGCTCTGGGGTAAGTTTGAATTTCTTAGCCAAATTAAGTTGTCTTTGAGTCAAAGTAATCTTTTTTGGGGATGTACTTCTGGTCGCTGGAGCAACAACAGTGCTTGGTTTACTAACCTTAGCAGTGTTTTTGGACACTGTGTTTTCAGAGGTTTTGGACTCTGATTGGTCCTCAAATTTCTCTGGGAACCGTCTACGCATCTCTGCGTCAATTGAATTGAAGTAGTTGTCAGAGCCTACTGGCACTCCTTCTACTTGCAATCTTCTATGAACACCCATTGCTAGGTAGCTCATATCTTGATCAACACCGTACCAGCTGTTTTTGTCCAGCCATGCTTGGGTTTTTGGGTCCAAACGTTGCGGTTGCTGACTTTGTACATCAATTTCTTCTTCTTGTAAAGTATTTTCGTACTCAGGTTTATAAGCCTCTGCTTGAGCAGATTTGAACTTAACATCTGTGAGCTTCTCTTGAGCATCAGCCAAGCGATCTGAATCGCCAGAGTCATAAGCATCTTTAAACTCTTTTTTGGCATCAGCCAACTCACGTTCTAGCTTTTCTTTATGGTTAGAGACCAGGGTCTTTTCACCGTCAGATAAGCGGCCTTTGAGCTTTTTGTTCTCTTCTATAAGTAACTGTGCAACACGGATAGCTTCAGCTTGTTCAGCTGAGGCTGCTTCTTTTGCACGGCGCTCATCGTTCCAGACCTTTTTGAGCTGTTTTAAGCGCATCTTGGCTTTTTCAGAATACTCTTCAAGCTCATCCTGCTCTAGCTCGTCAACAATATCCTTAGGCATTGGAGCTGCATTTTGACGGTCTTCCTCTGGGGTATCGTCAACAATCTCAACTTCAATCTCATCTTCAGCAGATGCTTCTACTTTCTTATTGTCAATCTCGTCTGGAAACTTAAATTCTTCTTCAAATTGTGGCATATGTCCTCCTAAACACGAGTAATTCCGCGTGGGTCTTCTACAATACCCTCGACAGAATCGTCATTTATTAAACGGAATTCACGACCGTGAATCTTTAGACGTGTACCAGAGTTTGGTCTGGCCAGAATAAAATCACCGACTTTGCACCATGGGCCATTAGGAAAACGGGCTTTATCGGTGTAACAGTCAGGACCCAGCTTTACAACAAAAAACACCGTAGAAAGAACTTCTTCATAGTGCATTGTTGAGTCTGCCTTCAATAAGCCACTTTCATATTCCTTTTCTTGCTCAGGAATAGCGCATAGGATGCGGTAGCCAACAGGTTCAGGAAGTTGCTTTGCTTTTTCTTCTGCTGTTTGAGGCAGAGTTGTTACTGCATTTACATCATCGGGGTTTGAGCCGATAAGGATTTCACTCATCCGAGTTCTCCAGTCTATGTTTGAGGTCTACTATGGTTAAACATGCAGCTTCGAGACCTCGTAGCTGGCCACATGTGTACTTATACTCCTCATAAGTCTGACAGTTACCAGACGTTAATGCTTGTTTGAGCATCTCCATACGGTCTCTGTTTTGATCTAAGAGGTAGTCAAGATTTTTATCAATCATCATTCACCTTTTTTGACAGGTCTGCTTGCGTTAAAAATCCCTTGAGCCACTTTGAAGTTTTCGCTTTGTTTTTTGATACTAAGCTCTTCTTGGTCTTTGGCTAATTTAGCAGCCAATTGCTCGGCTGCAATACGCTCCTGGGAGGCGATACGCTCGCGTTCCACTTGGAGTTGTTCTGCCTTAACAGTAGCATCGGCTTGATCTTTAGCGGCTTTGCGCTGAAGTTCTTGCTCTTCCAATTGCTGTTCTTTGATTTGCATTTGAACAACAGGGTCTTGGGCTGCTTGCTGGGCTTGCTGTGCTGCAATTTCATTTTGGTTACGTTGCAACAACATGTCGGAAGCCTGACTTGCCATTTGAGAAATCTGGACTTCCATTTCTTTTGGAATACCTTCTTGGTCTTCGTCTTGCGGTAAAGACATACCAATGAGCTGTTCCATTTGTTTCTTGTATCCAAAGCCTAAGTGTTCGTTAATATGGGCCAACATAGCTGCTTGGATAGCCTGTGCGTTCGGGTTTTGACCGACAATCTGTGCAAGCTTTGGATCCTGCATGGCGTTCATATGAACTTTTATATGGGCTTCGTGGTCTTGATAGTAAAAAGCTTTAATAGGCTTCATATTCAAAACGTTCATGTTTTCAGTAATTGGGTCTTCTGGCTTCTTATCATCTTCTAACTTAACAAGCTTCTCAGCGTTCTTTATACCCAATACTTCTAACATTTGACGGTGCAACTTAGCCATGTCGTATAGCTGTGGGGCTTGCTGGGCTAACTGTAGAACCGCTTGATACTGGACAACCTTCTGTGACATTGTTGCAGCATTAGGATCTGACACAGGGATAACGTCCACATTGTCGTAATCAGATTGCTTTGCCAATCTTGAACCTTCATCTGGCTCATAGCTGTATTCTTCTGGTGTGTAGTCACGAATGATTCCTTTTAATAGCTTTAACTCTTGTTTCATTGAGTAATGAACACGAGCTTGAACAGCTGACATTACCTTTAAGGTACGCTCAAGAATAGCTAGTGTTGTACCAACTGGTGAGTTGGCTGACATATCGCTGATCTTCAAGTCCGCAGCTGAGGCAAAACGGCGGCCTTCATCCACAATAGTATTCATCAAGCTATATAGAACTTGTGATGGCTCTTTGTATGGAAGCGGCAATAAGTTGTCTTTTAATGTTCCTGACGGTACGTCTACGTCACGGAATTCGCCTGGAGCAATCGGAGTGTCATCACCTTTTACTCGCATACCACGAGTTTTAAAGCCGCCTGGTAAGTTACTTAGAGTACCAGCATCAACAAGCTGGCGAATAATAGAGGTGCCTGACTTAGCAAAAGCGCCGATGAGATGAATAAGACCGAAACAATAAAAACCAAAACCAGGCACGTAACCATAATGTACAAAATGCTGTCTCTTTTGTTTGGTGGAGTCATCAGGGTTCCAGTTTCTGCGAATTGAGAGAACAGTTTGCGTTCCCTTCTCAATTGTTACTACATAAGGTAAAGCAATCCCTGTTGGCTCGCCATCTTCTTCATCTTCATAGCCTGGCAAGTCCAAGTCAACGTGCATTTCTAATAATTTAAAGCGATCGTCCGTTGTTGCACGGAATCCCATCTTTTTAGCAATTTCTTTTTCTACTTCATCCATCGTCATGACTGGATCGCCGAGTTCTACGTCACGGTAAAAACCAGCAACTTGCAAACGGCGTAATTCATTGCCAGTTTTACGCATCACATGGGTAACACGCTCGGCTGTTTCTAGGTTTGATGCGCCATAAGGAACAATAATGTCTTCAGCTGGCACATAAATAGAGACCTGACGCTCCATGTGTGGGTCGTAATACACTTTTTTGAACGCATTACCTGAAAGTCCCAAGCCCCAAACCATTCTTTCGTGTTCTGGGCGGTACTCTGGCATCACATCTGTGATCTGGTAGTTCATATCAGCCTGAACTCGCTTGGCTGCATCTAATTTTTCTGTGGTTTCTTTGCCAATAATCACAGTTCTAACTGGGCCGCTGGCTGGAAGAGTCTCCATCACAGTCTCAGCTTGGAATTTAACTAGGGCTTCGCTCAATAATGGGTGGTAAACACCGCAAGCACCTTCCCATGGGTCGGTTCTTTCTTCAATTTTCATACCTAACAGCTCTAAGCCGTCAACATATGTCTGAATCCAGTCTTTTCTAGCGCTAATGTCTGACTCTACGTCACCAATTAAGTCATTAGCTAATGATTGTAGAGCTTGTTCATTCATGTCTTCCGCTAAGTTCTTATCAAACTCGGCTTCTTCATCACGAATTTCAATCTCTAAACCATCAATGGCAATATTTACTGCCTCAGGATCTTCAATTTCAATCTCAATTGCTGGCTCTTGGTCATTAATGGCCTCAAGACCCTGTGGTAGCTCGTATAAACCTTTATCGATAGACATATGTTTCCTTAGTAATATGCAACTTTGCGTCTGAAGTGAACAGGATCGTCTACTTCATCCGTCTGTAATCTTAAAAAACCGCCTTTTCTAAACCTAATCAGCGCTTGTGTTGATGAGTCAACCAAGTCATCGTGATCTGAATTAGGGAAAGCAGCCATCTCTTCCATCACCTCTTCCGCCCATCTAGTACGTGGACACCATATCTTGCCAGATGCAAATAAGTCTGATACGGAGTTTACTCTCGAAATCTTATCATTACCACGGGTTGGTGTAAATTCTTGTACTGGAATACCCATTCTTCTTAATTCAAAGATCAATGGCGCACCAGAGGCTTTTGCCTCAACAATGAACGCATCAGGTTCCCATTCCTTGTAATACTGTAAAGCTCGCTCTTTTAGCTCTGGAAACTCTAGTCGTTCCTTAAAAGCGTCTAATAAAATCACATTGGCATCATCAGGATTCTCGTCTTTATAAAAGACGCCCCATGTCGTACAAGCAGAATAGTCTGACCGTTCATTCTTAGTAAACGCTGTATCCCATGACTGGATGATGAACTCGCATTGCGGCGGCTGTTCCTGTTCCCACATTTGCCACCACTCTCGTTTAACAATTGCACCCGCTTCAGATGTAGGAGATTGTTGGTATTGGGCTGACCATTTAGAAACGGGCAATTCATTTCTGAGTTTGACCAACTCATCCATTGACCAGAACTCTGGCCATAACGGCTTTTCAGTCGGCAATATCGCTGGTAATTCAATAATGTCCCATTCATCTCCATCCCTTTCAACCGCGCTTTGCAAAATACGACCCGTCAAATCGCGTTTACCCCAACGGGTCATAACGATCACAATCGCACCGCCTGGCTGCAAACGCTGTCTCGGACCAGAGCCATACCACTCATAAACCTTGTCGTACACCTCAGGGTTACTAGCTGCTAACGCTGCCTCTTGTTCAGAATGTGGGTCATCAATAATGAGTAGATCCGCACCTTTACCCGTAACAGTACCGCCAACACCAATAGCAAAATACTCCCCGTTACCATTAGTACTCCAGCGACCAGCAGCCTTAGAGTCAGACCTAAGATGGACATTGGGGAAGACTTTTGCATACTGTTCTCCGTCTACTAAGTTACGTACTTTACGACCAAAGCCTACAGCCAACTCAGCTGTATTCGAACACTGAATGATCTTCTTATTAGGGTATCTGCCTAGAAACCAAGCTGGTAGCATATAACTGGCAAACTCTGACTTCGTATGTCGCGGCGGCATATTAATAATTAATCTTTTAATCTTGCCGTTCGCTATATCCTCGAACTTCTTTGCCATCAAAGCATGGTGACGTCCATGAATGAACCCAGGCCACATGACCTTAACAAACTCCATGAAACTAACTGTTGCCTTCTCCCTGGTCACAGATTCCATATAAGCCTGAGCCATGGTTAATAACTCAGCTCTGTCCGCCTCTGGAAGACTATCAATGATCTTGTTAATTTCTTTATCGTTCACTCAACGCTCCGAACACGAATACCCACTGGCCGAATTGATCGCGCTCGTTTCGGAGTCGCTCTGCATACCCCAATCGCAACTAACGCCTTCATCTTCCGAACCGTATTACTCCGACTTCTCTCACCAGTCATTCTCATAATATCGTCCACAGTCGGCCCAAAGCCATACATCTTCCACCATTCATCAATGATCATAAAGATCTCTTTTTGTGCAGGAGTCATTCTGGCTCTCTCTTTGCCATAATCATCACTGCCTCATCACGCAATAACATCGTCAACAACTTGTGCTTCTCCTCCTCCGTCATCGACTGTATAGCTTTTAACATCTCTTCGTAAGTCCAAATTTTCATAGACCCTCCCAATTTTTTACTAATAACTTCAATTCTTCTAAAGTCGCATTACTTTTCAACGTATTTGCTCTAAAAGAAATAATCTGTACGTTGCCTTCTTCATACCCAAGCGTTGAGTCAATACGATCTAACGTTGCATAATTACTTGGCGTATTACCTTCAAACTTTTCATAACTCAACTCAATGCCTAAAAGCGGGCAGTGCGTAACTAACAATGTTTTATAGTACTCAACCGACAAATTCTTTCTTTTGCTTTTCTTTGGCTTTGTAGCAACCCTTGAACGAACAATCCATTTTTCTTCTACTGTCACTGGGTTAAATACAACTCTCTTTGGCTTAGGCGGCCCAATAAGCTCTGGATATTTCCTGGGGCGTCCAACCTTCCGACCAAAAAACTCGCGTTTTCTTCTCGCTTTTAAACTGCCAGATATATTTCTACAATCTACACAATCGTGATTACGAACATATCTAACA